AGTTATTATTGATGACTTTGGTCCTAATGGTATTGATATAAACCATTTACTTAGATGGTTTGATCGTTACAAGTGTTGGGTTGAGAATAAAGGAGGTATGGTAGCGTTGCATGCCCATACCTTCATTGTAACTAGTAATTTTCATCCGCGTGATGTGTTCAAATGGGGTGATGAATGTAATCCTCAACTTCCTGCCTTGTTGAGGAGGATATCATTAATAAATAAATAAATAATTGCGTAGAGTCCAGAGCTGGGGCCTAAATTGACTAGTGCCGGTGCCCCCCTGGGGGGCAGCGAAGCCTTAGAGGCTGAGCGGGGGGTCACCGCGCGGAAGCGCGCCCACCCCTTTCTATCTCGAGCGCGCTCTGGCGCGTGAGAGGATCACCCCTTTCCTATAAATACCCCATCGGTTCATGAGATGGTAATACTTTCATTCACGCGATGGCTTTCAAACGTAAGAGAACATACGCTCCTAAGAGACGTGGGTTCAAAAAACGAAAGTTTTCAAAGAAGAGAGGAAGAGCTCAGTCTACTACATCAAAGGCGTCTGGTTATCGTAGTCTTGGCGCGTTCAGGGCTAAGAAGACGTCTGTTAAAAAGTATAGGAATATGCTATGGGAATCCACTCTATTCAAGGCTCATTGGCGTTCAATATACGCTGCATCACAGGTTCTAAATACATCTGCTACTGCTTATCAGGCTAACGTTTCGTTGATTCAGGCGTTGCATCCAGATGGTAATTTCTTTTTCCAAACATTCGGAGGTTGTATTCCGATTGTCGTAGGAGGAGGTGTTCCGACGTTCGAATCAGAATTGATTGTTAGAGGTGGTATTATTGGTCTGTGTTTGGCCAATGATATTGCGGATGCTGGTCCAATTAAATTAAATGTTATGCTTGTGAAGACAAGTTTCGAGTATAATATATCTACAGTACCTACTACTGCGTTCGTTGGATGGGATCCATCATCAATAGCTGACTTTGCTGGATTAGTTGGAAAAGTAATCATGAGGAAGGAAGTGATATTAGAAAATACGTCTACAGCGGATTTGACTTGGCGTCTACCAGTATTCAAGTGTCAACAGGAACCGTTTGTAGGTGGTAGTAACGCGTACCTATGGGTTGTTCTTGCCAACTCTCCTATTGGGGTTGTCAATACGTTTACGGCAACAGCCTACTTTAATATTTCGTTCTCAGCAGATGCTATCACTTAATCGTCAGCAGTGACGTTAAACACCATGTATCTTGTGTTGTAAGCAAGCGCAGGAAAGCAACGGGGTAAGTATTACCCCCGTTGCCCTGCGCCTATCTATATCTATAAAACGAGGAACTCCCTCTTTGTTTCTCAATGCCTTCTCAGCCTCAGTTCTTTCATTTCTGCTTTACATTAAATAATTATGTCGAAGAGGAAGATGTGCCCCGCATCTCAGCTTGGTGCGAAGAAGAAGGTAAGTACTGGATCATCGGCCGAGAGGTCGGAGATTCTGGTACCGCTCATCTCCAAGGGTACGTCAGCCTTCGAAGAAGGCGTTCTTTCATTTATGTTCGGAATAAGCTCTCAAACAGGTGCCATATTGAGAGCTCAAGAGGTACTGCTCGACAAAATCGAGAGTATTGCTCAAAAGGTGGAAACTTTATCGAAGGAGGTTCGATCAATGAAGGTCGTCGAGGTTCAGGAAGAAACGAAGTTGCTCAGTCCTTCATGGCTGCCGTCAAATCTGGAAATAAGGGAATTTCTGAATTCTCCAATTCAGAGCCCGGAGCGTGGATCTTTAACGGATCTAACATGCTCAGAAATGCTCTTTCCTTGCTCCCCCCCGTTGATAGGCCAACCATCAACGTCAGATGGATCTATGGGGAACCAGGTTCGGGAAAATCAAGAATGGCTCATGAGCTTCTACCGGAAGCATATGTAAAAGAACCAAGAACGAAGTGGTGGAATGGTTATTTGTGTGAGCCTGAAGTTATTATTGATGACTTTGGTCCTAATGGTATTGATATAAACCATTTACTTAGATGGTTTGATCGTTACAAGTGTTGGGTTGAGAATAAAGGAGGTATGGTAGCGTTGCATGCCCATACC